GTTGGAATGAACATAAGCCCATCGTCGCCGCCGAACTTGGAGTGCTTCAGGATGACAATCACCCAGGCAGTCCAATGGTCGACGCCAGCGGAACGCAACGCCGCATAATGTATGTACATATTACATATGGTGTTGCCACACGAGGTATCTGGGGACCCAGAATTCCTGGATTGACCCGGTTCAAACCAGGCCTCTCCATCTATCGCTTTCATCTTAACCCTACCGCCCTGAGTTTTCAAGTACAACTCAAAGAGCTGGTCCCGTTGGTGTGGGAACAAGTTCATCATTATGCCGATCTCCACACGTCTCAACCAACGAGTGTAGTGGCCGTCAAACTTCGAAAAGTCGTTCCTGACGGCTGCACAACAGTCGCAGCAAGCCTCGACGATCCCATCGGATATCTCTCGAGGTGTGCGGAAACCATAGCTTGGCAAAGTTTCGCTGATGAATTCTTGAAAGGGGTAGATGAAGCACTGGTAATCCCTCTTCGTGGCTTGGTCCATGGAAATAATGACACGTGGTGGTACGATCCCGGGTTCGCATTGCCTCTTGGAAAACGCCTTGCGTCTGTCCGTGGGCAACTGCTGATCCGCCTGCCGCATCTGCGCCTTCTGCGTGCGGGTCTTCTGTCGGTGCAATACCTCGTCTCTGCCCAATGGCACGAGCACGGTGTCGCCGACAAGTTCGGTCGTAAAATCACGTTCATACTCCTGGTACCGCGGAGCCGGCTCCTGTATTGTACGTACTTGCTCCTGTATCGCCACCATCCTTTGGTCCACACCTTCCATAGCATCAGCGATGCATGAGCGCGGATTGTACCCGTTATCACAAAGTGGTGACATAAACGGATACATGCTCGGGACAAAAGGTGCGTCTCCGAGCTTGGATGGGTCCAGGGTGTACGACTTTTGGGAGTCGGGTGCGAGGATCACGCGTGGTAGCTTGGTTGGTCTCGTCTTCTGGATGTAGTCCAGTAGGTACACTGCATGCTCTCGAGCCATTGCAGCTGGGGTGCCGTCGTTCACTAGCCATCCCGATATAGTGCTCAGGTTTGTGTCATTAGAACTCAAATCCTGTGCCATCGTGACAGCCTCGAACAGAGAAGCCTGTAACAGCACCGACGAATAACCACCCG